AGAGCTAAAAATGCTCTTCATGCAGACGGGCAAGATCGATGTCTGGAACAAGATCAAGGCCAGGCAGGCCGACATGGACCTTGCAGATGCCAAAGAGATTAGTGCATTAAAGAAGGCAGAGAAAGCTGCCAAAGAAAAAGAACAAGAAATGAACGAACTGGCCATGATCATTGGCGGTGTGGCTTTTGTTCTGTTTTTGGTGTTCATTGGTGTCAATGAGTTGATGACATTCTGCGAAACAACAAGAAGGTGTGGTCGGTGAATGAATACCAAAAGACCTTTGACCTATGCCTCAAGATATTCGTTTACGGATGTGTGGCTTTATGGTTTCTTGGGCTGCTCAAATTTTTGCCGGATGACCTCTCCGACCGGATCGTTAATTTACTGCTGGGTAGAATAGGATTAGGCAAATGAGATATCTATTGCTTCTTTTACTGCTCACTGGCTGCGAAGAAAAGTATCGCTACAAGTGCCAGAACCCTGACAATTTTCACGCGACAGAGTGTCAAAAGCCTCGGTGTCTGTTTACCCAGACTTGCCCAGAATACTTGGTAGCACCAATCTTGGAGAAAAAAGTTGACGAAGTTAAACCTAACAACTGAAGAGATCGAGGTCAGGGTCTGGAGCATTGTGGTGCTTGCTGTCACCCTGATTCTTTTCTTTATCGTAATTTCTCTTTTGTACTCAGTGACCTTTGTCACCCAGCCCATCAAATCAATGGCCCCAATTGACCAGGCTTACACAAAGATGCTGAACGACATTGTTCTATTGATTGTGGGCGGCATTGGCGGTGTTATCGGTAAACGGGCAATGACTTCTAGGCAGCAGCCACCACCCATGGGCCAGCCAATGTGCCAGCCCATGCAGGGTTACGGCCAATATGGCTACAGCAACAATCACGGGTTTAATGCCACAACCAATGGCATCCCAAGCCAGCCATTTGGCGCCATGCCCAAGTGGACCAATCCAGAGCTAGACGAGTCTTGGACTCCTGGTCCACCACCAGACACGCCACCGGACCATCTTGAGGATGACCATGAGCGCGAACAACTGGCACAGGCAAGAAAAGAGGCTGAGTAATGTTTGGCATACCACTACCCTATATCGCCTTGGCAATCGGCATTGCTTTGTTCGGCTCTTACCGAGGTGGTTATCACTTTGGATGGGAAGACAGAGACAATGACATGAAACTGGCCATTGCCCAAAAGAATGATGAAGCCAGAGCCAAAGAGAAAGAGCTTGGCGAGAAACTGCAAGATCAGGAAACGAAACTCAGAAAGGCCCAAGATGATGTCAAGAAAAAGCAGTCTGCTATGCATGAGCTTGCTAGGACTGGTCGGCTGCGGCTCCCAACCGCAAGTTGTCCACAAGCCAATGCAAGTGCCACCATTGCCACTGGAAATACACAACCCACAGATACCACTGAAACCGAACTTGAGCGACAGACTATTGCAGCTCTTATCGATATCGCAGCAGATGGAGACAAAGCCATCGTCAAGCTCAACGCCTGCGCCAGCGCCTACGAAGAAGTAAGGAGATTAGTCAATGGTCAATAGTCAGCAGCTCCAGCAACTGCACATTGGCCCAGAGTGGGTCGATGCGCTTAATGAGACTTTCCAGCGCTTTGACATTTCAACGCCATTGCGCCAAGCGGCCTTTATCGGCCAGTGTGGCCATGAGTGTGGTAATTTCAAAATGCTTCAAGAGGGTCTGTCATATTCTGCTGCCGGACTGATGAAGACATGGCCCAAGCGCTTTGATGCTGAAAAGGCCCAAGCCTGCCAGCGAAATCCAAAGCTCATTGCCAATACTGTGTACGCAAATCGGATGGGCAACCGAGATGAAGCCTCTGGGGATGGGTATCGTTTCCGCGGCAGGGGTTGCATCCAATTGACAGGCTCTAGCTCGTATTTCCACGCTGGCAAGGCCTTGGGTGTGGACTTCTGGGCAAACCCTGATCTTGTGGCTACACCTCAGTACGCTGCCTTAACTGCCGGATGGTTTTGGGACACTCATAAACTCAACCAGTATGCAGACTCCCAAGATTACAAAACTTTAACCAAAAAAATCAATGGCGGCTTAATCGGCTATGACGATAGGGTCAAGCACATCAACCATGCCCTGTCTGTCCTGACATAATTACCCCATGGCCAATGTCAAGCAACAACTCGAAGTCCCATCAATCCCAAGCCTTGGCTTTGCGCCAGAGGCTTATGAGAAGCGCTACTTTGCTGAAAACAATGGTGCGCTGAACGGGTACTTCAGAAAACTGATCAGCACATTGGGCGCTTTGTTTGGGCCAAGGGGCGGCAAGTTTTTGAACACACCCCATGGGGCATTTCACGACTCGACTGACCAGGCGGCTGCAAGCACCACTGTGGCCACTGCTGTGACGTTTAACACGACAGACATCTCCAACGGGGTCACGCTGTCAAACAGCTCAAGGCTCAATGTCGCAGACTCTGGTGTTTTTAACATTCAGTTTTCGATTCAACTCAAAAACACCACCAACGACAGCCATGATGTGGACATCTGGTTTCGCAAGAATGGCACAAACGTAGACAACTCAAACAGCAGATTTCACCCTCTTGCAAGAAAAAGCACGGGTGATCCAAGTCACATGATTGCGGCCTTGAACTTCTTTATTGAATTGGATGCAGGCGACTATGTTGAAATCGTTTATAAGGTTGACAATGTGAATGTGACTTTGGAGCATTTTGCTGCCAGCACCAGCCCCACACGGCCAGCAGTACCATCAGCCATTGTCACAATGAGCTTTGTGTCCAACTTACCAACAATATAGCCATGTACTTACCACTCAAATTACCCCCAGGCATTTACAGAAACGGCACTGAGTACCAGGCAGCAGGCCGGTGGTATGACGCAAATCTGGTGCGCTGGTACGAAAACACTCTGCGGCCCATGGGTGGCTGGAGAAAACGAGCTTCTGGCCAGATGTCTGGTCTTTGCCGAGGCTTCATCACTTGGCGCGATAACAGTGCCAACCGATGGATTGCTGCCGGAACGCACACAAAACTCTATGCCATGAATGAGGCTGGGACACTGAAAGAAATCACACCGACTGGCTTTACAGCTGGCATTGCAGATTCATTGTCAAAGACCGGCTACGGCTACAGCACCTATGGCACTCTGGCCTATGGCACGGCACGGCCAGACACTGGCTTGATCACCCCAGCCACCACATGGTCCATGGACACATGGGGCGAGTATTTGATTGCTTGCTCCAATGCCGATGGCAAAATATATGAGTGGCAATTGGGCTTCACAACGCCCACATTGGCAGCGGCAATCACCAACGCGCCAACGGGTAACAAGGCGGTTTTAGTCACTGCCGAGCGAATTCTGTTTGCCCTTGGCGCTGGTGGAAACCCACGCAAAGTCCAGTGGTGCGACCAAGAGAACAATACCCTTTGGACACCGGCTGGCGACAATCAGGCAGGCGACTATGAGCTGGCCACGCCTGGCACACTTTTGGCCGGTAAGCGCGTTAAGGGTGTAAACCTACTGTTTACAGATGTGGATGTCCACACGGCCCAGTATGTTGGCGCGCCATTTGTCTATGGCTTTGAGAAGGCTGGCTCTGGCTGCGGTCTCATTTCAGCCCAAGCGGTGGCGGCCATTGACACTGCTGCCATTTGGATGAGCAAGTCTGGCTTTTGGATTTATGACGGATATGTCAAGCCACTGCCAAGCGATGTGTCGGACTATGTCTTTGGCAATATCAACTTTAACCAGGCATCCAAAGTCTATGCGGTTCATAACAGCAAGTTTGGTGAAATCTGGTGGTATTACCCAAGCAGTGGAAGCAATGAGAATGACAGCTATGTCACCTATAACTACAGAGAAAACCACTGGAACATAGGCACATTGGCCAGAACTGCTGGCACTGATGCTGGCGTATTTGCCAATCCCTTGGCAGTTTCAACTGATGGGTTTATCTATGAGCATGAGGTCGGTTTTGCTTATGACAGCGCCAGTCTCTATGCCGAGTCTGGCCCAGTGCAATTGGGCAATGGCGACAACATCATGTCGGTCAGGCAAGTGATCCCAGACGAGCAGACACTGGGTGAGGCGGTGGTTTCATTCAAAACCCGTAATTACCCCACTGGCACACAATCCACATTTGGACCCTATACGGCAGCCAACCCGACTGATGTCCGGTTTGCAGCGCGCCAGGTCAACATGAAGGTGACTGGCAACACTTTGGCCGACTGGCGAATTGGGGTGATGAGGCTTGATGCCATCCCAAGTGGGAAGCGATGAGCGACAAAGAGCATTTGGAAAGGTTGCGCCACCATGTGGAGGCGGCATTAGAATACTCTGGAGGCACACATAATTTTGACGATGTCGCTGAGATGGTCGAGGATCACAGATTACAGCTGTGGCCGGCCAAAGACTCGGTGGTATTGACAGAGATCATTGTCTATCCCAGGCTAAAGAATTTGCATTATTTTCTGGCTGGTGGCGACCTAGATGAACTCTCACGGATGAGACCATTGATCGAATCCTGGGGCAAGTCTGTCGGCTGCACCAGAGTGACCTTGGCAGGCCGTAGAGGCTGGTCAAAGACATTTTTAAAAGATGAAGGTTACAGTCCACAATGGTCTGTAATGGCAAAGGAAATTTAGGGGATAAATATGGCGCGCATTGATGATCTTTTTAATTACTTGCAAACCCCTGGTCTGACAGATCAGCAGATCGCGGCTGAGATTGGCCGTTTGGGTGTTACAGCTCAAGAGGTGTCGCAGCTGACTGGTGTACCAGTGGCAGATGTGCAGTCTAGGTTGACTGCTGCCGCGCCAGTGGTTGCCCCTACGCAACAATTATTCAATTACTTGCAAACCCCTAATTTAACTGACCAGCAGATTGCAGCTGAAATTGGCCGTTTGGGTGTCACACCCCAGCAAGTGTCGCAACTGACTGGTGTGCCAGTGGCAGATATTCAGTCCAGATTGACTGCCGCTGCACCCGTGGTAACGCCACCTCCAGTGGTGACTCCACCCGCGGTGGTCAGACCCCCAGTGGTGACTCCACCTCCAGTGGTGACTCCACCCGCTGTGGTCAGGCCACCCGTGGTGACTCCACCACCCGTCAACAATATGCCAGCATTTACGACCTTTCTGCAAACACCAGGCTTGACTGACAGGCAGATTGCAGCTGAGATGAATCGTCTTGGCATCACGGCTGGCCAAGTGGCTGGTCTGACTGGTGTGCCACAAAATGATGTGCAGACACGATTCAACGCGACTGCACCATTTTCAAATGCAACGCAAGGTTTTGCACAAGACTTTGCCAATTACCAGTCAATCCCCATTGGCGGTCAATACAACCCTGCGGTGACAGCTGGTGGTGCATCCCCCTACTCACAGATCATGGGCCAGATGAGACCACTGGGCAACCCCTACGCTGGCGTGGTCGGTAATCTGAGCATGGGTGGCTATGACCCAGCACTGTATGAGCGAATTGCAGCCGCCAATGCGGCAAGGGCTGCGGCTAATTTGGCCGGTGGGAATACTATTGTTCAAAGTGGTGGCGGCTCTGGTGTTACTGGTCCATCCCAAGAATCAATTAATGATGCGGTGGCTGCTGCCAATGCGGCTGCTGCTGTGACTGGTGAGTCTGTCAGCGTCTCTGGTGAAACTGGCGAAAGTGTCAGTGGTATTTACAACAAAGGCGGCATGGTCGATGGTTTGTTTGGCATAAACCCACCTGGTCCAGATGATGGCGCTGGATACCTAGAGCGTGGCGAATATGTGATCAAGAAGTCTTCAGTCGATAAGTATGGCAAGGGACTTCTGGACATGATCAATGAAGGCAAAGTGCCTGCCAAGAAAATGAAATCTTTACTCGGATAAGGTGGCAATATGTCAAAAGGTGGAAGCACAACATCAACAAGCTCTATTGATCCTCAAATCAAAGAAGCATTCTTGGCCAACTTTCAGCAGGCCCAAGGGGTCGCTGGCGCTTTGCCGGTCCAGCAGTTTGCTGGGTATAACCCTTTGTATCAGGCAGGCGAGGAAGCTCTGGTCA